CTTGCGAACCGTATCTGATACCTTGGTCGGCAAGCCGCTGCTCGATGCTGCCGCGCTCACGCGCTAGCTGCGGGTTCATCCGCGCCATTAGCGCGTCCTCGACGTTCTGCCGATCTTGGCTAAAGTCACCGGCGCCGTAGCTGCGGGTGATGTCGCCAGCGTCGCCAAACGTGCTCTGGATCGCACCGCCGGGGTTGTAGGAGGTCGCAGCCTTGCCGACACCAAAAATGCTGTTGGGGTCGCCTGCAGCTGGGCCGCCGGTTGTGGGGTTGAACGGCGTCCCCAGCAGATTGCTGACACGGTTGGCTTGCGACAGGCCCATGTTCGCCATCGCCTGCCTGGTCTGGTCAGACGTGTTTTGCAGCGCCTGTTGCTGCGGCGATAGCGACTGTGTCGAGGTAAACCGCGGAATTGAGTAGGTGTGCCCGGTGCTCGGGTCAGACCAGCTGTAGCTTCCCGTCACATCATAATTCAGGTTCCCCTGTGGCGTGACCTGATTGACGTTGTTGAGGAACGCGTTCGCCACCCCCGTCGAGACGTTGGTGCCGGTCTGCGCCGCTGCGGTGGCGATCGGATTGGGGGGTGTCGGAGGATCTGGCTTACCCACGGTTGTATACTCCTAGTAGCCTTGCTGGCCTTGTGGCGGCAGCTGTGGCGCGGGTGCGGTTGGCTGTGGTTGTTGCGGCATCGGTGGTGCGCCAGCCCCTACCGGCGGCTGCACACCTGGCGACAACGGCATCGCCATTGGCGGCGCCTGTGGCGGCGGTACGCCCTGTGGCGGCGCGCCCGGCGGCGGCATCTGCGGCATCCCGCCCATTGGCGGCGGCATGCCTTGCGGCATCTGCGGCGGCGGTGTCTGCGGCGGCGGGTTCTGAATATTCATCAGCGCCGCGGTGATGGCGTCGCGTTGCTGCATCACGCCAGTATTTTGATAGGGGTCGGGCATTAGGCGGCCTCGCTGAGTGGCTGATGATGACGGTTCAGATGCTGGTTGAATTTATTGGCTTGCCAGGCTTCGCGGGTCAGATGGCAGATCACGCCGTCGCGGTCGCGGCCGAACAGTCGCGGGAATGGAATAAAGGTGTAGCCGTAGCGTGACAGCACATGAAGCAGCTTCACATCATCGGCCGGCGTGCGCTGTACCACCATCTGGCAGTCGAGATAGTGGAACGGATATTGAAACATCCGCTTCAAGGTTTCGCGGGTTAGCCAGTAATGACCGGGCAGCGCCGCGCCTGAGATTTCGATGATGCCGGCCTCGGGATCCCAATTGTGGTAGACGATACCGGCAATCAGTAGCCCGCCCTCGACCACGCCGATCGTCATGATGTTCGCACCAAAGCCGCGCTGACAATGCGGGATCAGCTGCGCGACCGCCGGCGCCACAATGTCGTTCTGGCCGTAGACGTATTGGAGCATCGACTATCAACCCCTAATTGCCGAACGGATTATTCCATCCAAGCGGCAGTGCGTCATAGCGGGACGAATAATTGGCCGGCAGACCGCCCGGCCCCGGTGCGGTCGACGGCACGTAACCACCGAACGGATCCTGATAGATGCTGCCACGCGGAACGCTGAGTGTCGGCTGCTGCAGCCCGGCGCCAAAGGTATTGGTATTGGCACCGCCAAACTGGCCGCCACCGCCACCGGGCGTCAGTAGCCTTGCGATGCTGTCGCGGGTTTCGTTGAGGACGCCGCCGCCTTGCCGGCCTTCCTTTTGGCCGTATTGCAGCCAGTGCGTGCGCGGATCAACACCGGCCTGCTGAACGTCCTGGTTGGTTCGCAGATAGGTCTGAGGGTCAAATACGTTACCCCAAGTTGCCTCTCGGCCCTCACCCCGGCCGAACTTGTCGTAGTGCTCATAACCGCTCATTCCGGCTTTCAAAACGTCCGGGTTCTGTCGCAGGTACTTGATGCTGTCGAACAATTGGCCAGTGTCGCCCTGAATAGGCTCCGGCGCATAGTTCATGATCAGATCTCGATAGGGATTGCCCTTCAGGTTCATGCCGCTATCAAAGCCGCCCCACCCGGCACCAGCATTAGGATGCTGCGGCGAAGTAAACGGCGCCGGCAACCCCATTTGCTGATACAACCATTCCAGCCCGCCGGGCTGCTGTTGCTGCGGCTGCGTCGTTGTCGTGTAGCTGTTAAAGAGGTTGTCGCGACCCAGGCCCCATGCGCCTCGGTCTACCCACATACTATTGAAGTCGGGTGGCGGTGGGACGGGTGCGCCTTCGTTGGTGTCCCAGCCATAGGTGTGGGGGTTGAACTGCCCCATGGGGTGGGGAGGGGTGTACGGCGGGGCGGGCGCGCCTTCATTGGTGTCCCAACCGTACTGCCGAGGCGCACCCCACCCCTGCTGCGCCCATGTCGACGGGTCGGCGGCATTATAGCCCCCGCCGTTCGGCGCAGTGCTTGGGCTAAGCCCCGCGGCGTCGTTGTAGTTGAAGCCTGGCCGTGGTGCCGATCCCGGCGGCAATCCGCTGGTGTCGCCGTAATATCCCGTATTCCGGCCGTAAGCGGCACCGAGCGCGGAGTAGGCCGCCGTTTGTCCGCCAAAGCCCATCGGGCCATAGAGGCTGGCCTGCGTCATCTGCGCCTGCTGTGGCGAGTAATTGCCCCACATCCCGGCGTTGATCTGCGCCGCGCTCATCGCCGGCTGCTGGTTCGGGATGCCGCCAAAGTAGCCGCCGCCACCAAAGCCCATGTTGGGAATGCCAGAAACGTCAACCATGTTGCACTCCCTCTAGACGTTGATGCCGGCGCGCTCGAATGTCGCGGCGATTGAAATCAGATCGACTTCCGGCTTGGCCTGCTGCGCCACTGTCACCTGCACGATCGGCGCATGGGAAAACCCGGTACGTCCGATCGACACCCAGCCGGTATTACGTACCACTGGTGCCGACGGCGTGCCGGCGTCCCACAGCGCCGTATCCCACAACCCTTGGTCCCAGAGGTCGAGCACGCCGGGATCTGGTCCCGCGGTGGGCGGCGTCGGCAGCACCACGACGTAGTCGGTGGTGGCCGACAGCTGCGGCGCAAACGGCTCGTTGGCGCGCGCCGAAAACGACGCCCGCGCCCGCCGCCAAGTGATGGTCTGTCCCGGCGACTGAAACACTTCCCAGCCGCCGACCAACGTCGCGGTGTACGGCATGCCGTCGTCGTAGCCGGTACGGTCGGCCTGCATGATGATGCCGCCCTGGGTGCCGAAAAACATGTCGCCGCGCATCTTCACGAAGCAGGTCGCGTCATAGCCGACAAACCGGCACCAAGCGCCGGTGGCGAGGTTAGCGGCGCCACACCAGCGCTTGCCGGCGATGCCGCCGGGCCAGGTGACGAACAGCCCGCCGAACTCGTCCCACTTGCACATGGTCCAGGCCCATTCGCGCTTTTCCAGCACTTCCATTCGCCACATCGGCTTGATGTTGCGGGTGATGGCGGCGAGTTCGAGCTCGGAGCGGTCTTTGGTGATGGCGCCAGAAAGCGGCACGATGCCGTCGACGGTGGCGATCAGCATGTCGCCGCCGATGCCGATGTGGGCGTTCATGCCCATCGGCGCGCTGACTTCATAGCGACCTTCCTGTCGCCAGCTCGCCGCTGAGGACGGGTCGCTGCCGGTGAAAATCAGCAGTTCGCCTAGATCGGTGCAGAAAACCAGTTTATCATCGATGCCGTCACCGGCATCGATAGACCACGAGGCGCAGAACAGCAGTTTGCCGCCTTTAGTCGCTGCCCCCGACAACGGGATCATGGCGAGTGCGCCGCCTACCGCGTTCAGCGGCAGATACCAGGCGTTCATCGAGTTTCGTTCTACGAAAAAGTATCTGTTGCGATACTTGCAGACGTAAGTCAGGCCGCCGCCGTTCTCGACCTGCGATCCCGCCGGCCCGGTAATCCAGTTATTGCCGTCGGGGGCGGTGTCCAGCACCCAAATACTAGGGTTGGCGGTGCGGTAGTCCGCAAACGTGCCGGTGCCGGGACTGGTGTGGGCTGCCGTGCAGCGCCAGCGTGAGTTGTCGGCGCTGTCCAGCGCCTTGGCGCCGATCGCGTACGGCGTGCTGATGCTCCACACTGCCGGCGTTGTCGTCGCCAGTGAGGCCCATGTGGTGCCGTTGTAACGCAGCAGCGGATCGCCGGCGTCATTTGCCACCAGCATAAAATCGCCGCCGGCGTTGGCGAGTTGCGAGGCGACGTAATTGCCCGACGTCCGCCCGCTGGCCACTAATACCGGCGTCGTCGTGGTGACGTCGTAAACCTTGTTGATGTTGGCGGCGAACATTTTGTGGTTGACGCCGCTGGCGTATTCAAACGCCGAAATGACCGGCGTGGTTTCCGGTAGCACCGCCCAGCGGATACAGCCGCCGCGCAGCTTGCAGCCCTTCATGGTCGGCGCCCAATTGTCCATCACCACAGCCGCACCTGGCTGCATAAAGCTTTCGTTCTCGGCCATCACCAGCCCGCGGGTCGGTGCCGGGAACGTGGTGCTCTCCAGCTTCTGCGCGACTTGCTGGTTGACCGGCTGGCGCTTGAACAGCTGATGCATGCTCATGGCGTCGCCAGCGGGTAGGAGGCACGAACCGAGGCCGAAATCGGCGTACGGCCGACAATGATCGGCGACGGGCTGTCATGGCCCTGCACCATCGCAACGGCATCGCCGTAGTTCGATAGATCCTCCGCGTAGGGTGAGCCCTTCTGCGCCTTCCATTTCCAGATCATGCCGAGTTTCAACACCCGCTCGTCGAGCCGGAAAACGTCGGCATCGTTCTGAAAGGCGTCACCAAAGCCGCCGCCGTTCAGCGCCACGCAATTCTTATCGAGGTAGGCGAAATAGGCGGTTTCACCGGCTTCCAGCATCGGCCAGAAATGGATCTGGCCACCATACATGGTCCATTCGCCCTGCGATGTATTCCAGTCGTCGGCGCGACGGATCAGCCACTCGTCGAGATCAGGCACGAACGTCATCGGCGTCTGTGTCGAGCTCTCGCGCCAAACGTTGGAGGTCAGCAACATCCGCTTGTAGTTGGCGGGCAGGTCGTGGGCCGACGCGATGCCGTCGCCGGTATAGGTCACCGTGGTTTTCAGCGTAGTCCAGTCGCGGTTGTCATAGGCGACTGCCTGCGCGGTCTCGTTCGCCAGCGCCAGCATCTCCTGCATAGTGCGATTGCCGGTGATGTTGGAGAACATGCTTTGCGGCTGCAGCACGCCGACCACCGCGCAGACATCCTTCACTACCGCTAGGATAGACATCTCGCGCTACTCCACTAAAGGCACCGCCGACGTGGAAGGAAGCTCCCACCACCTACACGTCAGCGGCCCGTTTTCGGCGCAGAGAGGTCAACGCCGAAACCACATCACGCCGCGACTTCCTTCGGCCGCGCGTCCATCGCCATTCGCACCAGCGTCCGCCGCGCCACATTGCCCTGCGGCGCCTGTCCGGTGTTGACGGTGATGAACTCGCGCAGCTGCTTGTCCGACATGTCGTCAAATTCGTTGGCGGGGGCGCGTTCCTCAATCTGATTTTTCCGCTGTAGATCCTCTTCCAGCACAGCGTTGCGGGCGCGCAGCCCTTCCAGCTCGGCCAGCATCTGCTTGGTCGGCGCCCCTATCTGACTTTCAAGGATGTAATCCATCGCCTGGTTTTTCATGTCGCGGCCGCCGGGACCGAGGTTTTTCAATTCATCGCCCTCGATGTCGGCCAACGCCTCGACGGTGTAAACGTTCTGCGCCTTTAATTCGGCACGGCGCGCCTCGGATAGAAATGGCGCATATTCCAGCGGCGTGCCGCTCTTGGTCTGGGCGACGTGCGCCTTGAATTGCTGATACTGATGGCTAAACCGCTCGGCGTAACTTTGTTTGACCCGGTCGCGGCCATAGGGATCGCTGACCCAGCGCGCAAAACTGTTGGCAGGAAACACCTTGATGTCGTGTGAGCCTGGCGCAGTGATGACGCAATGCTCGACGTCATCGAAAATTGGCCGGCCGGCCTCTAGCGATTTGAGCGGATTTTCAACGGCCATATTCTTAAAGATGACGACCAGAAGGTCGTCGGGGTCACGGTAGGCGGGCATGAGGGTCTGCCTTTGGTTAGGGTTGAACTAACCGGGACCGCCGTCGCAGCGCGGCGGCCCCGATCAACCGGCGGTTGATTAAGACGCCGGAACGCTGTCGTACAACCGCCAATTAAATAGCGGGTTAGTCATTGTGAGTTCCCCCATCCAGCCAATAAATTGGGCGATGGCGTCCTTATCTATAGGCATTTGGCCGTCGCCATCGAACAGTTTATCGAAATTCCGATCGGCATTGTAACGCAACCGCAGGCTGTCCGTATTGAGCCCAAAGGTCGTGTTTGCCGGCATGTTGGATCCGATGCCGCCGTCGAGGACGATTTCCGCACGTTTTCCGCCACCGATGTACTCCAATGCAGAGAAACCCAGCGTGCCCAGCGAGGTATTGCTCTGCTGGCGCTGGATCGCGATCGTCGCTGCGTCATAGGCCGCATAGTGTTCCGGCGACATCAGTAGCAGATCGGCGTAGTCACGGCCGCGGGACTGTCGCGTCATGATGTAGTTAAGCATTGGGCGGATGGTGGTTGACGTTACCTGCGTCGTAGCTGCAAGCGCGCCGCCAAGGCCGGTGTGCGCGTCATAGGTCGACGTGCGCCAGATCGTATTGAGGTTGCGATCGATGCCGCCATAAGTGCCGGTGGTGTTGGCGATCGGGACCGCGGTGGCCAATCCGGTGAGCTGCTTGTTGCCGTTGGCGGTGCCGTCGGAATAAATCGCGGCGTCCATGGCGTCTTCCAGCGCTCGCTCAGCCGCGGAGATATAACTTGAAAAAACGTTCATCAGCCGGGCTTCGCCCTGGTTGTTAAGGATCTCCTGCATCGACAGGATCACCGGCACCACCACTTGCTTAGGCGTATACACCGCGTCGTTGAACAGATCGATTGCCGGGTTCAGCAACTGATCATAGCCGCTGTACCATTGCGCCGATTGCTTGCCGATCTGCAGCGTCTGCCGCACGGTCGGGCCGTCATAGGTCTGCCACAGCCCCTTGCGACGGAGCACTGACAGCAGAGCGTTGTTGTTGGAAACCAGATCCTCGTAACCGCTCGAACGATCTTCGAGCGACATCGAAAGTACCTGCTGATAGCCAGCAGCCGTCGTCACATTGGGCATGAGCGCCACTCCACAAGGGGTTCAGATTTCAGACGTGTCCATTCAGGCGCTTGAGCGCATTCTGGACCGCCTCCTCGGGCGACTTGCTCGGGACCTTAGGTCGGCGCGATGCTCCGTTTGAGGGAGCCACATCGGGCGAGCCATGGATCGAGCGGTCGGGGGTTCGGGTCTGAGCCGGTGTGGTGCGGGTCTGATCCGCGTGTGTGGCAGGGAGGAGTAATTCTGCCCTTCGGTAGGCCGTATCAAGGTCGAAACCTAGCGAGATTTCTTGCTTGACGGTTTCTCCAAACGTCGGTTCGTCAATACGCGGATGGTCGACAGCGAATTGGTCGACCTGAGACCGCGTATAGCTGAACGCTTGCTGAGTATGCATCTGTTGCAAGGCTTGTTTCAAGCCCGAAACTTCTTGGTGTAGCGCCCCGATTTGCTGACTGGCGGCGCTCTGGTGGTTGCCCAATTGCACCTGGCGCAACTGTTCCGGCGACTGGCTCAACACATGATAGGCGATGTCGCGCAGCCCAATGCGCTGGCCAGTCTGCGGGTCGGTGAGGCCGAGGTTGTTGACGATGGTGTCCAGCCCGCCGACTACGTCCTGGCGCAGCTTGGTCTCGATGCTGGTGTAGTTGGTGAGCGCCTTTTCCAGCGTGGTGCCGTGCTGCTGCGCCATCTGATGAAACCGGGCGATTGGCTGGAACGCGTCCGCCATCGGTTTGAGCTGGTTGTAGGCGTTGCCGAACTCGTGGTGCATGCGGTGAATGTCGCCGCGCACCGTCTCTGGCGTCGCGTGCCAGTCGCGCCTAGCAGCCTCGGAGATCCGCTGCGGCGGCTCGGCGAACGGTGCGTGTGGCGGAAGTGTACGAACGGAA